GGTTGGCCGTGGTGGTTCCCAGTGACGGGACCGCGCCGGCGAACCCGTCAAACGCATTGGCAGACCGGCGGACGTAGGGAACGATGGAAGCGCCGGCGGTTCCTGCGTTGTCCGCAAGGTACGCCAAAACAAACCCTCCGGACCATCCGGTTACGTCCGCGTACCCCGCGTGGGTGACCGTCTGGATGTAGTCGAGCGTTCCGCCCAAGTCTGAACTGGCATACATTCGGACGTCGTTGGCCGCTCCGTTGGCCACTGAGAGCGCAAGCGAGATCTGACCGTTTTGGTACGCGGCGCGCAGCTGATAGGGCGTGTACGCGGCCACGTTGGCACCCACGTACTGAGCCAGTGAGCGTTTGGTTGTGACCGACACCGAGTCCTCATCTGGAGCCGAACGCCAGGACAAGATCTCACCGTTGGCGTCTACACCGAACGCTACCCACCCACCGTCAGGCAGCGCCACGACAGCAGCCACGTTCTTGAGTGGCGTAGCAATAACGCCACCAGAGCTGGGAGCCGAATACATCGGGAGGTCCAGCCGCGCAGCCCACGAACCCGCCAGTGGCCGATGCCACACCGAGATCGAGGTGGCGTTGTGAACGCTGATCGCGGTCATGGCGCCGCTCGGGTGTGTACAGATGCTCATCCCGGTCCACTCGGTGGCCGTGGTGGACAGGCTGAGGATGTCCATCCCGGAGAGCGAGGTGGGCGGATCTTGTCCCGCAGTTGGGAGAAGCAGCGTGGAAAGACCGAGATTCGGCGCGATGGTGATCCGCGGAGTCTCGGTGGTGCTCACCACAGTGACCTTGGGGCCAACGCCAGGGACGCCCGTCAAGCTTGAAGCAGACGCGCCGTCCAACGTGCCACTGGCGTACAGGTTGCCGTACGCCGGGCCTTGAACGGGACTCCCGCCCGTCGATGTCAACAGCGTGCGGACCGGTGGAGCCCACGTCCCGCCCGTGGACAGTGAGACCGTGGACGTGCTGACCGCGCCGGAGGTCTGGCGAACAATCGCCTGGTACTGGGCTGGATTCGTCGGGGTACGATCAGACACTGGAGATCCTCCGATTCTTACGATGCCCATATACCGCGCCGGCGTGGAGCGCCTCGCGGAGCACGCCAGCGCTTTCCATAGAACGCTTCAGCCCGGCCTCAAACACACGATGTCCAAGGACGATCGGAGCCGGACCGGTTGGAGCGTCCATACGTGTCTGGCCGTTGTTCATGCGCTCGATCTGACGTGAGCCCATAGCCGCAGCTGCGGTACTGTTCAGCACGGCCTCCTTCTTCAGAATGGTGGCTTGGAGCTCGTCCGGAGACTTTCCGCTGTGGAAGCTGGGCTGTTCCGCAGCAATAGCCGCGATCTGAACGCCGCCAGCCACGCCCGCAGCGATAGCCGCAGCCGGACCGATTACCAGACCGGCGGGACCGCCCACCTCGAGACCATCGTTCAGTGCGTTGATCACGGCCATGGCCGTTGTGATCGCCGCCGCCGCCAGCTTCGCGGCCTTGGAAATCGCGAACGCCTCCCGAGCGTGTTTCTGTTGATCTGCGATCCGTTTGGCGAGCTCCGCTTTTTGGGCTTGGGTGTACACCTCGTCACCGGCGATCAACTGGTCCGTCAGGCTCTTGGCCGTGCTCACGCTGGCTTGGTAGTTCTGCTCGAAGCCCGCGGCCAGCGCCTCCAACCCTTGCTCTGCGTAGCCGGCCATGGCGTTGGCCAACAACTTGGCGTTCTCCATGCGCGCCTTGGTGGCTTCGTCGTCCGCGGCCACCGCGTCTTTGGCTGTTTGCGCGTCCAGCGCGGCCAGCTGCTCCGCGGTGTACTTGTGGTTGTCTCTGCGGGCCTTCTCGAGCTTCTCGGTGTCGACGCCCACGGCCATGTTGGCCGCGATCTGCTTCTTCAACGCGGCGTCACGCTCGAACCCTTCACGCGCTACCCGCTCGTGTTCAGTTTCCCCAAGTTGAGACGTGGCCGCGGTCAGCGCGTTGGTGGCGTCCACCGCAGACAGGATCGCCTCCACCTGAGCGTGAGCTCGGGACACGCGCTCCGCGTCCGCAGCGTCCGCCAGCGCTTGAAGCCGTGCCAGTTCCTTAGTGGCGTCCGCCTGGTCTCGGCTGGCTGCGGCGTTGTCTTTCTTGGCCTTGGTGCTCTTGGGCTCGAGGATCGCGTTCTGTGCGGCCAGCTGGAGATACTTCCCTTGCTCGTTGTTGAGCGCATCCAAACCGGCCTTGGCCTCTTTGTACGCCTTGGCCTTCTGGGTGTCCGAGTACATCCACTCAGTGTTCCCTTTGGTGATCGCGTCCACCTCCTCTTGTTGTTTTTTGATCCGGGGTCCGTACATGTCCGTGACAGACTTCAGCGCGTCCCGCAGCTCGAGCTCCTTCTTGGTCGCTTGACCCGTGGCGATCAGGTTCTGATCCGTGATCGAACGCTTCAGCCCTTCGAGCTTCACGAACGCCGCCGTGGCCGCGTCCGAGCTCGCCGCGGCCTTGGTGTTGGCCTCCTCCACCTTCTCCAAGTCTTTGGACAGCACGTAGTACGCCGCACCGAGCGCCGCCGCAGCCACCGCCACTGGACCCATAACGGCCAGCATGGACGTCATGCTGATCCCAACTGCGGCTCCAGCTGCGGCCAGTCCTTGACCCGCGCTGGAAAGTCCCGCGATGGAGCTCGCCGCGGCGCCGGCCTCGGGGCTGATTTTAGACAGCACGCCACCGAGCGGACCGAGAGCCGCCGCAGCCTTGGACGCGGCGCCGCCCATGCCACCGAGCGCGGGCGTGACTTTGGCGCTGGCCTTGTCGGCGCTCGCTCCCAGGTTGTTCAGCGCCGCGTTGGCCTTGTTGGTCGCGTTGACAAGCGAGGACGCGTCACCAGTGATCGGGATGTTGACGGAGCTCATAGGGTGAATGTCCTCACAGCTTTGTTGGGGCCACCACGTGGTCCGAGTTTCTTAGGCGCCGCTGGCGTGTTCAGATCGTCCTCTATCGCACGTTTTAGATCCTCGATCATGGCCGGGATCAAGGTCAGCTGGACTTCCTCCCAGATCCGTTCCCACTCGATCACGGGAGTCCCCGAACGGTGGACGCCGCCCGAGTAGTCCGCGGTGTTGAGGATGTAGAGTGTCACCGCGGTTGTGCTTGTGGTTTCAATCCGGCTGGACCACTGTTTGAGCGACACGTTCCGCTCATCTCCGGCTGGACGGCCTCGGTACAGCCAGCCTACCCACGAGCGCTTGAACGCCTTGAGGATCCGGGACTCGTGCTTCACGAACACGCGCCGTTCAATGTCGGTCAACCTCCGTTGGAAGTCTCCGAAGTCACACGTGGAGATCGCTTCAACGGACACGGCGCCGCCTCGTTGGGCCGGGTGTCGGCTCCACGTACGCGGCTTCAGCGATGTCAACGGCGGTCCGCATCTGCGCTAACAATAGCTCGCGGTTGTCGCTGATCACCTGCGGAATGATGATGTCAATGATCGGAGTCCCGCCGTTCTCCACGCTCGCGGAGCCCTTCTCCACGATGTACTCCACGTAGTCCACGTCATTGTAGATCGTGAAGCCCACTTGGCCACCGGTCATGAGCTCGTACCGGAACGCATCTCGGCTGGTACTGGTGTCCACCGGCCACGCTTCTTCAATGTCCGCCACGATCAGCTCAGCCAGCTGGTCAAGCTCTTGGATCTCCGAGAGCTCCAGATACCGGAAACCTCGGTGCTTCTGAATGATGTACTGCTCAATGGACTCCAGCCTGACGGGTACCTCGAGTCCCATTAGCGTGCGGCCCAGTCAGCGAACGCGGACAGAGCTGGATCGCTGGACGGTTTGGTGGCTGGAGCGCGCTGGACGTTGGTCATGCGAACATGATCACCCGCGGAGACCGGAGCCAGCGTGTTCCGCCAGCCGTCCTCGGAGTCTCGGGTGATCAGATGAGCGACAAGATCCACGTACTGGTCCTCCGGGAGATCGTAGGCAGCATGAACGCCCCCAAGGTGTCTGGCGCCGTGCTCGATTAGGAGAGCGTCAAACCGTCCGTGGGGGCTGCGGAAAAACTGGAGCGGGCCATGGCCATGGTGATCAAGCTCTGGCGTTGGTACAGCTCTGGAGCGATACCGGCGAGCAGCTCGATCAAGTCCAGCAGCGTGAAGCCCGCGTCTTGGAGCTCCTCAGCAACCTTGTGGCCGTATGCCAACAGGTCCGCGTCCTCGAGCTTGGAGAGGTCCATGACGGTCTCGAGCTCGCGGCCCGAGTCGTACCAGCACACACCGACCACCAGCCCGGCGAACGGAAGCACGCGCTCCGCGGTGTCCTGTGGGCTTAGGTCTCTGTCCTGGTCTCGGTGAGCGATCAGACACCGAACCACCGAGCTCGCCACACCGTAGTACGGGTGACGGAAGGTGAGCGCGCCTTGGTCGCCCACGGTCAGCGTCCAATACCGGTCTGGGAGCGGGGACGGAATGGAGACCGGCTTGACGCGGGGCTTCACTCGCCACCTCCAAGCCGCAGCGGAGAAGGCGGCTCCTTGGTCGTGGTCTCGAACCGCTCGGTGGCCGGGAGCACGGGGTGGGCGTAGCACTGCTGAGAGTTGCGGGCGTCCCGAACGATCAGAACGTCCCAGTCATTCCCCTCAGCGAGGAGCGCCAGACGCTTCAGACACCACTTGATCCGAGCTTTTAGATCGTAGGCACATTCTCCAAACGGCTGCTTCTGGCGCCAGCCGGGCCAGATCTGATCCATCTCAGCTTCGAGCTCGGTGATCTTCTTGAGAATGACGGGGGAGTGGGCGTGCATGACAAACCCTCCTATGGTGCGGGTTGAGACTACGCGGAGCGACCGAGAACGAGGATGTCCCACGCGTTGGTGGAGCCGGCTACCGCGCTGGTGGTGATCGAGAGGATGTCAGCAGTACCGGCGGTGACGGGTACGCCGTCCGCAGCGTACAGAACAAGCCAGCCGCCGGGAGAACAAACGTTCCCTTGATCCGCGTCCGCCGCGATGTCTGCGGGCCAGAATCCAAGGCCAGCAGCGAGCCGCCCGAACCCGTTGGCCGCAGCCGGCGCCAACGTGATGTTGGCCAACGCCGTGGTGCGATTGTTCCGGAGAGCGATCAACACCACCTCGGCGAACTGGACCACGTTCCCGAATGAGTCGGTGAGCGCGCCAGACAGGTCCATGTTGGTGGTAGCGCTGGCCGCCATGCCCACGCGGGACGCGCTCCAAGCGAGGTCAATCTGGCCGTCTACCAGACCGTTGTTGAGATCCACAGCTTGAGCGAACTGGATCGGAATGACACCAGCTTTCAGGCCGGTGTTGAGCACATCGCGAGCGGTGATCGAGAGAGAGACTGAAGCGGTAGCGTTTCCCATGATCGGAGCTCCTTAGGACAGGGTGGGGCGGACGGCGTAGCTGGTAAAGCTGCACGCGAACTTATTGGGATCGCCTTCCGCGATGTTCCCGCGAAGCACACAGAACGGGAGAACCAAAGACTTGTCCGCTTCGCCGAACGGGGTACCGTCGATGGTGTAGGTACACGTCACCGTGAACACGTCCGAGTTGGCGCCCATGGTGGAGACCCAGTTGGTGGACACGTACCGAGCCGTGAAGCGCATGATCAGATCGTTCAGCGAAACGTAGCTGTTCCCGGTGTCACCGAGGTCCGAGAGGTACGCGGAGAACCCGCCGGACATCGGAGCTTCGTCCCCGATTCGGATCATCGGGATCGCACCGATCACACCACGGTCCAGCACGTGAACGATGGAGTAGTCCGGCATGTTCAGCGTGAACGATCCATCTTCGCGGACGATGGTGTAAGTGTGGCCGGCGCCGTTGTCAGCGAACAGGATCTGGCCGTCGCGCTTCGTGCGGACGACAGTTGATTCAGCCATGGAATACCTCGAGGTGAAAGGGTTGTAGCACGAAAACGATCAAGCGGTGAGCCCGCTCCATGACCAGTCACACTCCAGTGTGAAGGTCACGTCCAGAACCAGATACTCCCTGGACGGAGTGGGCGTGCGTTGGGTGTTCATCCACTTGACCACCGCGTACGGAATGTTTGATCGCCGCAGCATGACGGCCATGATCCGCTCCTCGATGTCACCAGCAGCCAGCAAAGACTCGAACTGAGCCATAGGCCGGATCTGTTTCAACACCGACAGCTTGAGCTCGTGGACCACACGAGCGGAGTCCTCTCCGCCTTCGCGGTACAGCTGGGTGTCTGCGCTCTGGATCGCCATGCAGTAGCTGTTGTCCACCAAGCTCTTGGGGAGGTCGCCGGCGCTGAACAGAGCCGGTGAGCGTTTGAGCCCAGTCCCACATAGCACGGAGTCCACCTGCGTAAGCAAGCTCCGGAGCGTGTGATCTTGGCGCTCGCGGACGCTCATTAGCCGTTCATCCCGATAATGCAGGTTGGTCCAGCCGACCCCGCCACGCCGGCGAGCGAGGTGCCGATAGCCGCACCACCAGCGCCACCAACGGCCTGGACGGTGCCCACTGCGCTGCTGAGCGTGTCGGTGATCACAATCACGAATCCACCGCCGCCGCCGCCGCCGCCCGAGGAGTTGCCAGTACCCGCCGCAGCTGCGCCCGCGCCGCCGTTTGCGGAGATCCGGCCAGCGTTGCTGATCGTTCGCGCCGCCACCCAAACACCGCCCCCGCCGGCACCGCCGCCGCCCGAGGTCGCCGTCGTAACGGTGCTGTTGGACCCCGATCCACCGCCGCCGCCGCCGGTAAACGTAACTGCGGTGTTTAGACGTCCGTTGCTGAACGAGCCCCAGATGGACTGGAGCGTGGTGCCACCGGTAGCAGCTCCACCAGCGCCGCCGACTTGCGCGCCACCAGCTCCACCAGCGCCACCAGACGCGAATCCGTTGGTATTGTTCAAGCTGCTAATGCTGACGCCACCGCCGGCTGTACCGTTGCTCACTGCGCTGGAGCCGCTTCCACCTATGCCGCTTGCGCCGCCAAGCGAGCCACGAGCGGACAACGCCGCGCCACCGCTTGATCCGCTGGCTGAGGCACCGTCGTCGTTGACCGAGCCAGAGCTGGAGATCGTCAGTGTACCCGCGACAAACAGCCGCCAACCGGACGTTTTGAGGTTTCCAGTGCCTTGGATCGTGACGTTGTTGTAATACGAATCCTTGGACAGCGTGGGGTTGGTGCCGGTGAGCACAACCAAATCACCCATGGCTCCAGTCCCGTACTGCTGCGCCATAAAGTTGGTAGGCAAGGACGCGCCTGTAGATGCGCTGGTGGTTTGGCTCCAACTCATTCCGCACCTTCCACAATCACGATCTCCGTCGAGACCGAGTGATCCGCCGCGGCGTTGCTGGGCAGGGAACGCCCGTAGATTTTGGCAGCAGTCAACCCCGAATACTTCAGCGAAGTGCTGTCATTGATCAACGCCGCCGTGGTCGAGTTGACTCCGATCACGTCGTTGGTCGTGGTCGTAAACGCAAGCGTCCGACCCAGACGGGGATTGATCGTAGCGCCGGTGCCGGCGGTCAAGTTTGCGCGGTACAACACTACGGTCCCAATCGCCGGAGCTCCGGTGATCGTAAACGTGTCGGTCGGTGCCGCGCCGGTCTCGCTGATTGTCCAGCGGTAGGTAGCGCGCCCTTTGATCACGTTGATTGTGGGGCCAACAACGGTAGAAGCGTAGGGCATAAGTCAGATCCTCCGAGGTCCGAACGGGCGATAAGCCATGCTCGGAGCGTAGTTGGTGTAAATCAAAGGTCTGGCAGCTACGGACGGAGCGGAGCTCGCCCGCGTGTTGACTTCGCTCATATCGTACTCAAGCCGCAGCCGGTCAAACGCCGCCACGGCCTCCTCGCGGTATACCAAGGCGCGCTCGCCAAACCGTCCGTCCCCGCTGTACGTGGACAGGTCGGTGAAGATGAGGTCCAGCGCCATGGCTGCGTGCCAGTCGGTCAACGCGTAGTCATTCATGATCAGGTAGGGGCGCTTTCCGTCCTGAAGGAGTCGCCGTTGGCACATTCCCCACGCTTCGTCCAAGTACGGCTGGTAGCTGGAGATCGTGGGCGGACGAATGGCTGCAAGGTCAGCCACTCGCCGGATCAAGAGTGGCTCGGTGACCGTGGGATGAAGCAGCCGGAGGCATAGGTACGCGTCCCGTGGGTAGGTTTCCACGTGGCCGGTTCCAAACGTGAGCTCCCATTCCTCTTGCCAGTAGGCGGAGAGTGAGGTGGCCAACGGAAGGTTGAGCGCCGTCACGGTGTAGCTTGGGATTCCACCGGTCTGGACCGTGGCGCCGGTTACGATCACGTCTTTAGCCTGATTGTACAACGTGAAGGTACCGGACGCTACCGACACAACAGAACCTCCGTCATAGACGGCCATGGACACGGTTTGAGCCCGTGTCCGCTCGTAGAACGAGGGAAGCTGTGAGTCGATGGAGTACATGGCGGACTCCTACTTGAACGCGATGATCTTGAACTTCTCGCCCAGAGTGACGGTCAGCGTCACGTTGGTGGCGTCGGCGCTTTCAGCCGAGACCACGTACGCGCCGCCGGTCAGGTTGCTAGGGACCGCAAAGTAGATCGAGGGCGTCACGCCCAAGCCATGCGCTACGGTCTGCGGGTTTCCGGTACCGGTCTGCTCAGTGGACTTGAACGAGGAGCCGGACTGGATCGAAGGCGCCGGCGACGGAGCGTGAACGAGCGTCCACGCGGTGCCCGAGTAGACAACGTGGCAGCTCTGGCCGGGAGCCAGCGTGGTGAGCGTGGTGGCCGCGGGCTTGTTGATCGTGAGGTTGTACGTGGTCCCGCTGTTGTAAATCAGGTGCCACATACCCTTCTTGGCGCCCTGGGCCGTGGTCGGGAGCGTGACCACGCGGGTCCCAGTCGACGGGTTCAGCGCGATCATCTCTTCGTAGTATGGAGTGATCGTCAACGCGGCGGTGATCGTCTGGATCGCTACGCCGTCGCCCCCATAGGCAAGCCGGCGATAGAACTGGAACGGGGTGGTACTCTTGATGGATGCGGGCATGTAAACTCCTAAGAGGGGAGGGGGTGAAGATCTCTTCTGTTACCGCCGGTTCTTGCGGTCCCAGTCCAACGCTAACTCGCGGGCCTTGCGTTCTGCTTCGGCTGGCTTGACGCCACCCTTGACCAGATCACGCGTAACCGCGTCCATGGCCTGACGCGATCCGGGTTGTTCGCCCGAACCGGTCCCGACGAACTTTGTCTCAGCCACCGAACGCCGCCTTCGCCAGCGCCGCCTTGACCTTGGTCCGGTCTGCGGGCTTCACGGCCTTCAGATTCATCGGAGCTTCCATCTCCATCTCCATGTCGTGCTCCTCGGGCTCCGCCACTTCTTCCAGCCCGGCTTCCAGCTGGGCCATGGAGAAGATCATCTCGTTTCCGTCCGCGTCTACCACGGTGTACGCGTCAGCCGGAGCTTTCACGGTGTAGTCGATTCCGTCAACAGTCACAAGGTCGCCAGAGGAGTAGGGCATGGGATTCAGTCCGGAGTGTGGGGGTTAGTATCGCGTTCGACGCGGAATGTGCGTTTCACGCTTGCTGCTTTTGGTTTGGCCAGCCCGGTCAGCAGCTGCTCCATAGCAGCGATGTCCGCGGTGAGCTTGCTGATTGTGCGCTGCTTCGAGGTGGTGTTGAGAGGTACCTGCTCCATCGTGCTGAGCGCCTCTCGCTTTGATGCGATCACGAGCTCCGCGATGGTGGAGTTCATCACACAGATCCCAACGTCAACGAGGTGGGCGCGGAAAGCGTCAAACGCCTTTTCGTCGCGGCGCCAGATCACGCGTCCGGCTACCATCTCAGGACTCTCAAAGATCGTCAGGTAGTACTTTCCGACCGAGCCATAAGCCGGGTTCGTTGCGGGGACCGTGGCGATGTAGTGTTTGTATTCACCCAGTCGGTCGTCATCGGGAACGATGCACGCACAGCCCTTGGCGCGGTAGATGCGCCGGACAGCCTCGGGGTCCACCTGTCCGTTGTCGTCGTAGTTGTTCAGCCCTTTCATGAAAAAGATCGGAGAGAGAACCGGAAGCCACCGCCCGTCTTTTACTTCCCAGTCCAACGGCTTGTGGATCAGCTCGTGGACGTTGTTTAGCCATTCGACAGGGAGATAATCCCGCGCCTCTTTCGAGGTACGAACGCGTTCTGGGGAGAATGACTTGGCGGTGAGATCCATGAGCTCCGGAAGTGGGCGCCCCGACAACTGGGGCGCCCGGTGGGTGAACTATCAGACCGACGACACTACCTGCACGCCACGAGCATCTTCGAGCTCGGACACGCCGGGGTAGTAGTGGCAGATCCACGAGCGGCTACCCTTGGCCTCGGTGCTGAGGTCTTGGCAGATGATCGCCTCTTCCCCAGCCAACGTCTGCGGATTGAAGGCGTACTGGCGGACGAACCCGGAGACCGGTGCCTCGGTGAAGGCGATAGCGCCGCGGCCAACCATGAACCCGGAGTAGTCCGCGTTCGCGTTGATCTTAGGGACGCTGGCGTGGCTGCGGAAGTTGATCCCCATCCAGCTGAAAAGCACGTTTCCGGTGTCGAGGGTGCCAAGCGCGTTCTGGGTCGCGGCTGCGATCTGGAACGGCGTGGCGGTCTCACCGCGGAGGCTGGCCTGAAACTGGGTGATCGCGGTCTGGTGAGACACGAAGTCCAGATCGCCAACCACGAGCGCCTTGCGGAGCGCGAACATGGCCGCGTACACGGTGTCAACGGTCAGCGCCACGCCCGAGGTGCCAACGGCGGTGTTGGAGGTGAAGCCAGCACCAAGCGCCGCGATGAGGCTGGAGCGGTAGTAAACCAGGGACTTGGCGAACGAGCTCACGAGCTGCTGAGCTTCCATTTCACCAGTGATAAACGCCAGGTCAGTAACCGAGCGGTACAGGTTCGCCTTGGCCACGGTCAGGCTCTTGTTGGCCGTGGTCAGGTTGGTGATCGAAGGCGCGGTGTCCTCACCGGGAGCGGTGAACGCGTCCACGGGCTGGATCTGGCGGAGCTTCATGGTGGCAGAGCCGGCACCACCGGTGAACGGGAAGTAGGTCGCCACTTCCTTCAAGTCTTTGGTCTCGTGAAGGAGCTCGATGAACGCCATGTTGAGGTAGGCGGCAAGACCGAGATCAGAATTGAGTGAGGCGTAGGTATCTGCGGCCATGGTGGCCTCCGTGAGTGGGTAGAAGGTTGGATTCAGCTTCTCCCACCCGTCACGTGGGTTGCCGCCATGGGATACCCGTCACGTGGGCGACCGCTCTTCTTTAGACTACCATCACTCGGCGGATTGTCAACCGCGGGTAAACGCGGACTTCGCCAGACGGTCTTTGGCTGCGTTCCACTCGGGCGTTCCCATTTTGACCTTGGACAGCACCACTTCCCGCCCGGTCTCGCCGGGCTTGGGATGGACCACGTTGGCTTTGGCCACCGGACGCGGCGCCGGCTTGGTCTCCACCTTGGTCTCCGGCTGGTCCTCGCTCACAGCAGCCGCGGCCACGCTTGGCTTCATGGCGGCGCGGAGCACCTTGTTCGTCTTGCGCGCCTCTTTGTACCAGTCCGCGAACTCGGGCTTGGTCGCGCCTTCGTCCACGCTGATCCGTCCGTACTGATAGTCCAGGTACTCCAGCAGATCGTCCATGCCGTCCGCGGGAATCTTGTCCTCGAGGAGCAAGGCGCGGTTCGAGCTCCGGCGCAGCTGGCCCTCGAGGTCGCTCACTTTGGCTTGCATCTCTGCTCGAGCAGCGTTCACCGCGGCTTCGGTCGCGCCCTTGGTGGCGGTGCCCTGCTCGGTGAGCGCCGCGATCTCAGCGCGTGCTTCTTGGAGGTCAGAGCGTGCGGCGTTCCGCTCGCGGATCAGAGCTTGGATGCGTTCTTCAGCGTTGTTCAGATCGTCGGCCATGGTGTTGTTCTCTCTTTACAGTTTGACTGTGGGTGGGGTGAAGGGGAAAAGCTGGTTCATCTGGCGAACGCTCTGGAGCTTCTGGACCGCCGCGGCTTCGTCAAGGTTGTACAGCTTCATGGCAAGGTCCACCGTGGACTTCAGCCCGAGTTCGATCAAGGCTTCGTCCCGTTTGAGGTCAGCCAAAAACTCGTCCGTAGAAGTCTCGGGTAAGCTGTATTCAATCTTCCAGCCGTCCGCGGGGAGCTTGGTGCCCGCGCCGTAGAAGATGTTCCACGTGCGCGCCATCTTCGAGAACAGCCGCTGGTCCGCAGCCTGGAACATCGGGACATAGCCCACGGCCACCTTGCGCTGGTAGGACCGCTTCAACTGGATCGCCACGCCGGACATCGGTTGTCCAGCGTTGCTCAAGTCCTCGGGATGGATCCCTACGTTGTTCAGAATCGTGGCTTGTTTCATCAAGATCGCGTCAGCCATGCTCTTGGCGTCCGCGGCTTGAAGCTGGCCTACCTTGCCAACGCCCGGCTGACCTTCGCTCTTGAAGCGAAGGATCGAGTTTGGGCTGAGCTCAATCGAGTCCGGCGGCGAGCTCGTGAAGCCGTTCACGTTGTCCACGGCGCTCATACCCGGAACGTCCGCGTCCATGAGCCACGAGACCGGCCAGCTGTTGTTCCGCAGACACACGCCCCACATCGTCCAGTGAATCGCGATGTCCAACGTTCCATGGACGATCTCGGAGCCCCAGTACGGATCGAAGGTCTCGGAGGTGTACCGAGCGCGGTACAGCTCCCAGGGCAAAAACGGCCCGAGCTCGTCTACGTACGGGTACTCTCCGGTGTGTTCGGGGTAGCACTGGAGCGTGACGTCAACGCCCGCGGAGTCAAAAACACAGTGGATCGGATTCTCCGGGTTGCTGACGTCCCAGACTTCCCAGCAGTCGCGGTGGACGGCCTTCCCGTTCTCATCCGTGGTGGCGATAGTGATCGCCCGCTTCAGCGCCGTTGGCGAGCTCGGGTCTCCAGTGTGCGCCAGCACCACAATCTCATCCGGAGTCACGATCTGAAGTTGGAGACCGGTGGCCGTTGGAACGAGGTGGTAGAAGGACTCCCGCAGCCCGACCACCTTCCGGTTCATCTCCTGCTCCATGGCCCACAGGTGGCACCCGTCCATGACCTCGGACCAGATCGCGGAGGTCTGGTCAGTCAGGTATTCGTTGGTGACCACGCCCGGACTGGTGTACAGAATGGCCACTTGATCCACGGTGTTCCCGTACAGGTTCACCGACATGGACGGGCGCCCCATGTTGTTGACGTTGTTGAGCCCGTACTGTTCTTTCATCCGAGTCAGGATCTCGAGCTCCCACGTTCCGCCCAGAATGTTCCGACACATCCGGGTGTACTGCCAGCGGGCGGCGTCAACTTCGTTGTCAGGGATCAGCATGGTACGGCCTCAGAGTTGATAGCGACGTGGGGCCGCTCGGTTGGTGTTCATGGCTTGTAACGGTTCCAACACGATGTAGCGCAGAGCGTCCAGAGCGTGCTTCAAAGGTTCGTCCGTCTTTAGCCCCTTGCTGTGTTTCAAGCCCTTGATCACGTGAACGCACTGGGGATGGACTCGGACTTGACGGCGTAGGAACCCGGCGTTCAGCAGCTTCTCGCCGATGTCCACCGAGCCGGCGCCCTTCTGCGGCGTGTTGATCTTGAAGCCCTGGCGAGCGTGGCCAGCCTCCCGAGCAAGCGCCAGCCCCAGAATCTCGTTGACTTTGTAGCCCGCTCCAAGCTTGCCAACGCTGTTGACGTCCCCGATCCACACGTCCACCATATGAACGTCCAGCCCGTTGGCCAGCAGCATCTCGCGAATGGCCACCGCGTCTTGAGCTGGTGTTGTGGCCGTCTTTGACACGGCCTCGTCCAGCACCCAGATCCCGCTCGCGTTCCACGCCACGAGGACCGCCACCTGACTCCCGGCGTGCTCGCCGTGGTCCAGCCCCACGCCGATCTTACAGCCCTTGGGCTGCGGGTCGTCCTCGTTGATCAAGCAGCTGGAGTCAAACCCGGTGAACGTCCGGCTCTGGGTCGTGCCTTCCCACGCTCCGTTGATCCGCTGTTCGTAGCTGTCAGGGAAAGCTCGCGCCTCGGTCAGCCATTCGTCCACCTGCTCACCGCCGTACCACGGACAGTTGGCGTGAGAGAGCGGCGCCACGTACTGGGTCCACGCGCTGTCCTCGGCCTCGGCCACAGTTCGCAGGTACTCCACTGGCCGGCCTATCGGCGTGGCGGTCAGCCAGAGCCAGCCTTGTTTGGCCATGACTCGGAAGATGTTCTCTTGGAGGATGTCACTCGGCGGGATCTCATCCAGCCACACGCCGTCAAGGTCCGAGCCCGCGTGAGCGATCGGCGCCTGGTCCTGTGACCGGATCTCGCACGTGGTCCCGTTGTTGAGGACGATCAGCTGGTGGCTCCAGCCGTTTTCCAACGTGAAGCGCGAGCCCGGCGCCAGCGCCGCAGCCGGTAGGAAGTCTTTGAGGTACTGACCGACCACCGCGATGGACTGGGTGTAGTTGACCGCCACAGCCCGATACCGTTTGTGACCGGTGGCCAGCATGAGCCCGGCGAGCTTGGCCGCGGCGTGCTTGGTCTTGCCAACCCGGTTGGCAGCGCGCACCAAGATCCGCTTGTCGTCCGAGTCCATGAACCCGGCGAGCGCCGGACTGGGCTGGAACAGCTGGAGCCGGCGATGCGTGAGCGTGGCACCGATGCGAGCGAGGTCAACGATCACGCGGACTCTTTGCGAGCAGCCAGGGCATCGGAGAGCACGTCCGCCGGGATGGACGCCAGCGCCTTGATTAGCTCATCGCGGGACTGGTAGGGCTCCACGGGTTCGGCTTGCTGGACAAACCGGGACTCCGAGCGGCCATACATCATCGGATACCGGCGCTCAAGCATCCACGCCGCAGCCGGCCACGTTCCGTTCTTGGCGGCTCCCGTGATCACTTGCAGCATGTCCGCGGCCAACGCGCCCTCCGCGTCGGCGAGCTCCGCCGCGAACGCTTGCCACTCGGGTTCACCAGACTTGGCCCGGTTCACCGCGTCACAGTACGTCGCGTGCGAGATCCCTGCGTACTTACATGCGAGCTCAATCGTGGATCCGATTCGGATCGCCTCACACAACCGAGCGAGGATCACCGGGTTCATGAGCTTCGGTTGGGGTCCGCGCTTACCCACAGGTCGCTCCAGTTTTTTGAGCTTCAGAGTTTTGGCCGTTCACGCGCACCTCGAGGAGCCCGCGCACAACGACCGGCGGTAAGTCAGGGTAGCCCCTACAGCCTTCTCCGTCAACCGGTGAGCGCCCGGAATGAATTCTGGAGCTTGAAAGGTGATCAACACGATCAACACGGATCAACACGGCGATCAACACCAAGTTGTGAAGCTTGAAAGGTGATCAACACGATCAACACCGTTTTTCTCATACGTATAGGAGTAGCGGGGGAGTCGTGTTTTTCTTTTTCCCACCCCGCGGGACTGTAGGGGTTGAGAAACGCGTTTTGTCTGTTGATCTGTTGCGCATGATTCCGGGCACTTACGTACCCACTCTCTGTTGATCGGCGTTGATCCGGTCTGGAGTGTGTCCACAACATGGCCACAACGTGGCCACAACGTGTCACACCTTGCCCTTTGAAGTCGTGACACAACGTGGCCACAACATGGCCACAACGTGTATCACACACTTCGGACGGTGTGACACAACTTGGCCACAACATGGCCACAACGTGACATGCTCCGGTGTGACCGCGTGACACAACATGGCCACAACGTGGCCACAACGTGTCTGGACTGTCAAACGCCGGCGGGGTACAGTGTGTCCACGTTGTGTCCACAACGTGTCTCACCTTCACCAAAGGATCCTCCATGCCGAACCCTGCCACGCTCCACGTCCGCTTCCAGCCCCTGGTTCGCCACGAGCTCCGCGCCCTCTCCGTCCAGTCTGGCCTCGCTGAATCGCAGGTACTCACGCTGCTGGTCCGGCTGGCCTTCCGCGGCGCGATCCCTGGACTGGAAGCCCTGCGGCCTGACCCGCGCCCGCAGTTGCTCCACACGGGCCTTGCTGACCTCGATAACGACGACGACGACGAACTATCGGACGACGATCCGGACATGCCGCCCTTCTAAGCCTTACGCCACACGCGCAAGCCTCGGAACCCCGCGGGGCTGGCCTTCTCCACCCAGCCCATACGCACGAGGATTGCCCGTACTCGGCTGGAGGCTGCGGCGGTCCGTTGCCCGATGTCCAGCCCTATGGCGTTGAGGACGTCCGAGGTGGAGAACGTGGCCAGCGCGCCTTCGTTCTCGACGTACGCGCCCACCGGTGAAGTCCAGCTGTCCTCAATCTGGTACTGCTGGGCGTCCTCCTCGCGTACCTTGTCCTCCTCGCGGGTGAACCACCAAACCTCACCGGCTTCGTATGCCTCCAGCGCGTCCGCCCACACGGCGTCCCGGAGCTCGCGGAGCCGTTGAATCGGGATCACGTGCTTGGCCGGGATCGTCAGGATCCAGAACCTTCGGCTTCCACTGGGGTCCGACAAGAACGCCGCGGTCCCGCCGGCGCCGCCCACCGGATTGACCGAGCCACACAGCACGGTGTGACGTGGAGACAAGATCGCCGCCCTGGCGAATGGTGGCCGGTACAGATCCTTCCGTGTTCCCAGGAACTGCTTGACGGACTCCGCTGAACGCTTCGAGGTCAGATCTTCGAGCTCCGCCGCTTCGTAGCCCCACACGCGGGACATCATGATCGCGGCGTCCTTGTTGCCGATGGGGATCGGAGAGTCACCAAAGAACTCTCCGAACAGCCCTTCAAAGAACGAAGACTTCTTGGCGCCTTGCTCGCCCACGAGGACCAGCGCGGTGTCCGCCTTACATCCCGGCTCCAGCGCACGAGCCACAGCCGAGATCAAAAACCGTCCCACCATGGCCGCTTGCATCTCGGTGGGCTCGGTGAGCCCCAACACTTCGCGGAGCAGCTGGCCCACCGTGTCCCCTGTGGCCTTGCCTCGGACACTCTCCAGATAGTCCTTGACCGGGCTGTACATGCGCCCCGCGGCCACCGCGTACAGCGCGGTCTTGGCCATAACTTCGCCGGCGTCCAGACCGTAGCTGTCCCGCAGCCACTCGCATAGGTCCGCGGTGCCTGGTCCCTCCTCGAGCTCCGCAGCCTCCACCTCCACCACGCCACCGAGCGTGGAACAGCGAAGGCTTGCGTACCGCGGGTCTGCCCGGAGGATCGTCACGATGTTGGCGTAAGTGGACTTCACCGAGCCTTCTTCCGTCTTTGCCAGCCGGCTCAGGATCGCGGTGCGCTCCTTCCCCACGGCTTGGCCGCGTGTGGCTTGCCGGGCTGTGCGCTCCTCGCTCCGGAGCTTGTCCTGAGAGACCTTGACCGAGCGCTTCAAGTTGCGGACATGCTCGCCCATTCCGCCCGCGGCTTCAGCTGCGCCGATCCACGTGGTCCATTCCACCTCGTTGGCCTCCGCCACCGTTACCAGCAGGTCCACCGAGCCGGTGAGCTCACGCACGAGCTCCAGCCGCTGGGGCCGGGCTGTGGCGTCGTTGTACAATATGGACAGCGCCCGCGCCAGAAGCTCCCGCCCTTGGTCCAGCTTTGTGGGCGCCGCGGCCTCCTCCTCCACGTCGATGTCACCGGCTTCCGGCTCCGGCTTGGCCTGACTCCGAACGGGCCGGATGATCGTGGGCTGCGGGCGCTCGGGAACCGAGAGTGGAAGCTGTTGACCGTAGCCCAGTCCGTCCCGAACCGTCCGGCGTACCTCGCTGGCTGGCTTGCCACAGCCCTCGCCGGCGGCGATCAAGGCTGTCTCGGCTTCGTGCAAGCTGATCCCGGCGCTCACAAGGTAGCCGCCCACGGTCCGCGCCTGAGCGAGAAGCACGCCGTGGCGCTCGCCCGTCGTGGCGCCGGCGATTTTGGCCACAGCGTTCCGCAACACCGCCGCACCGAACCCGGCGCCGGCTTCAGTCTTGGGCGGTGGCGGAGCAGCGCGGCGCACCTCCTCCGCTTTGCTCACGAACCGTACCAGCCAGTCCGGAGCGTCAGCGATTTGCGCCTTGTTCTCCCAGGCGTAGGGCTGGCCGGTCTCGGGGTGGACGCTCGGCACCGCCACGATGTACCCTCCGTCCGAGCGGACGTCCAAGCCCTTGCCACCAATCTTGTTCCGCGTGAGCAGCTGGAGCTTGTTGGCTTTCAGCCACACCGCAAGCTCGGGCGAAAACCGGTACACAAAGTGGAGACCGCCTCCACCGGTCCGAACGCTCAGGGTGTCCCGGTACGGACGTCCCGCCGCCTCCCGTTCCACGCGCTCCTCCGCGTCCGTGTCCGAGTCCAGATCGAGAACCCAGATCCCAGACCCAGCGCCGGCGAGCTCGCCCGTCCGGATCCCGATGTTGGCCGCGGGCCAGCGCCGCCACCACGCGTCCAGCTGCGCTCCGTCCACGGTGGCCTCGAGGAGCCCGTGCGTGTTGAGGTACGGAACTTTGCCCTCCAGCGGAAACACGCGCCAGCCCCGCGCCACGTAGGCTTTGGCCACCTTGAGGAGCTGGCTCATTCGGACACCTTCCGGACGCATGCGCCCCACGCGGCGCCACTGGACGGGTTCTCGCTCTGCTTGATCAGCCGGACGCCCACGCCCTCACAGCCTTGAGGTCCGCTGAACGTGTCGAACGCGTCCTTGTCGTGGGTACAGACCTCCTCCGCGTTGTACTGGCTGACCGCGAATCGAATGGCGTTGGCCGTCAATCGAGACCACGTGTCCCCTTTCCGCTTCTCCCGCGCCATGCAGTACAACACCTCTCCGCGGCGTACGAGCGCGATGGACGCGTTCTCTTTGTTCATGGCGCCAGTTACGTAGACGGGGACCGGCTGACCCGGCGGGACCAATACAGGCATGAACGCATCTGCACAGGGGACGCGGATCGCCATGCTGGGACGCCATTGGGCCGGGAGCTTTCCGGTGCGTGCGGCGTCTTTCAGCCCGCTCAAAATATCGATCATGTCGCAGACTATGCCCTTGGTGAGATTCGGGCATGTCAGGAGTTGCTGGAGACCCGTGGAATGTTCGAGACAGACCGCCCGAATCATCGGTTTCAGCTTCTCCAGATAGGCGCTCTGCTTGGCGCTCGGAGCGTGCTCCCGCCACAACCGCCCCGCGGGTTGCTTGCTGTCTTTGGCGATTCCTTCCGCCAGCAGCGCCAGCCGGATCTCGCGGACGTAGCGCCCCAGCGCCGTGGTCCGAGCGCTCTGAACCTCTTCCGGCGGCTTGTCCGAGTCCTTGCACTCCTTGTCCTCCTCGGTCTCGGCTTCCAGCTCGAGCTCTTCCGGATCGGAGTCATTGAACAGCAGCCCGAGCGCGTCCGCGTAGGTCAGTTGGAACTCCCCAAACAGATCGTTGGGGTCCAGAACGCGGGCCTTGTCTTTGCCGGGTGACGCTCGGAGCACGCGGCCCACCTCTTGAATGAACCGAACGCGGGACCGGACTTGTCTCCGCAAACAGATCCACCGCAGCCAGGGGAAGTCCACGCCCTCCACGAGCATGGAGACATGAACGATCATGTCCAGCGCGCCGGACCGGAGCGCGTCCACGGTTTCGTTCTTGTCCTCGTTGGACATGCGGCTGTGAAGCGCCCGCGCCTTGAAGCCCGCGGCCTCGAGGACCGCACAGTACTCCTCCGCGTCCTGAATCGTGCTGGCGTTGACCACGCCGGGACCGCGCTGGTCTCCGAGCTCGCGGATCATGGTCACACACGCTTCATCGGTCGCGACCGGCGCCCTGGTCTCATCCCACGGAATGATCTCGAAGTCCACAATGGCGCCGTCCCGCATAGCCTCGGCTGGAGGGTACCGGTACGTCACCGCGTCGAACAACTGGATCGTGGCCTTGTTGCTCGAGCGGAACGGCGTAGCCGTGAACCCCAACCGCGCTTTGGAGGGAAAGCCGGCGCGCTCCACGTCAACGTCAACGCCCACTCCAAACGTGGCACACTCCGTTTTGTGGCATTCGTCCGCGATCCAGAGGTCCGCCACAATGCCATGGCCAGCGAGGTGTTGAGCGAGCGCCACCGCGCTTGGGTTGCACGCCACCGTGACTTGTCTCCCGCCTTGCTTGCCATGCGTGTACCACTTGCCAACGCACCCAGAAGGAAGCCAACTGGAAAACGTGTCGGCGAGCTGGTCCACGAGTCGGATGGACGGCGCGGTGACCACCACGCGGTGATCGGGGTTGTCCAGCAGGTACAGCCGGATCAGCTCCGCTTGGAGCACAGACTTTCCGGCGCCAGTTGTGGCCGCAACCACGCCAGCCCGGCGCGCATAGATGGAGCAGAGCGCCGCGGGGAGCGCTTCGCTCTGCCACTTCCGGAGCTTGGGATTCGCCCCCATAAGGTTGAGCCTGTCCCACTCCACAGCGGAGTCAGGGTTGAGCGCAGCCAAGGAGGATGCACTGGGCGCGTCAAAAATCGCGCATAGCGCGGGGTAGTCAATCACGATGAACTCCGACCGCCGGCGGAGGGGGCAGGTGAATCCTGCCCCCGCTCGGTTCATGACTCCCGAGCGCCAACGGCATTGAAAGCATATCACGAAAACAGAAAAGGGCTGTTCTGGGAACAACACCAGAACAGCCCAGACCAGAACACTGGCCACTCAGGAGGGAGCTCGAGCCCCTAACCGAGCAGCATGATCCCGACACCCACGCACACTCCCAGGCTGAACGAAAGCACCGAGACCGCCAACAACATGCTGACGCCAGCAAGGGAGTGGTGAAGCTCGCCGCTCATCCTCGGTCCTCTCGTGGTCCGGCCATATTAGCTTCCCATTCCACCGCGGCGGCCTCCCACTCCCGGCTATACTCCGCTTTGATCTCCCGCTCCTGCTCTGGAGTGGTGGCACTTGCCAGAGCAAAAGAGCGGCGGTCCCACGCGGCCACACGCCGCGCCAGGCAGATCTTCCACGCTTCACCCCGAGTCACCGGAGCACCATGATCGCGGCTTCGAGGATTAGTTGGACGTCCGGCTGGCTGGAGAGCTTGCGGGCGATGTTTAGCAAAACCTTGGCTGTGTCGACGTCCGGCGCCTTGGCCTCGGTGACCTTGGCCACGGTTACCGGAGCCAGCTGGACTACGGGCGTTTCGAGGACCACGGGTTTGACTTTGACCGCGGAGCGCTTGGCCAGCCGTTTCTCCCAGAGCTCGGGACCGGCGGCGATCTGCGCCTCGGTGAGTTTGGCTGCGGTGCCGTAGATAGTGCGGTATCGGTCGCCGTGGTTTTTGCAGCACACACCTTGAAGGCTTGGTGCGTTGCAACCGGGCCAAAGACAGAGGGGACGGGGCTTGGTCATGATCACCTTGAGACTGGGAGGGGGAACGGGAGGAGCCGGTGACGGCGTGTGAACGGAGTCCAGCTGTTGAAGCACAGTGGCCAGAGAGTACAAAGGAACGATCTCTGGCTCGCTGTGCGGGAGCCCGAGGTCAGGGATGTCCTCCGCGGGCATGGCCCGGCGAACGGTAGGACGCGCCCACGCTTCGAGGTCAACACCATGGTGCACGATGATCGGACGTCCACCGCCGCTCATGGCCGCACGATACCGGGCCTGGTGTTCAATGCAAAGCACTTTTCGGATCTCACCAACCACACACGCGAGCTCGCCCTTGCGGGTACATCCGATCTGTTGACACGCGATCATGAAACCCTCCACAGCCGGAGCTCTACGTGGGTCGGTTCACCGAGCGCGGCGTAGAACTTGGACGCGGTGATCGTGGATACCTGCTTGTCGTCCGTGAAGATCCGGGCCTTTTCGGCGGCGTCCAGCGTGGCCTTGATCACGTTGTCCAGATCCGGCTTTACTGGGTGTGCGATCCGGCCTTCCGAGTACCTGAACCCGTGGGCCTTGGTGTGGCGGAGGAGCTCCGCGGTCCGCGTGAACACGGCCACGATCTCACACGCCAGCGGGCCTTCAAGCGCTGGACGATCACCCCACGCGGTCCGCAGTTGATTAGCCGCAAAGAACTCCCACTGGGCTGTAGCTGGTGGCGTGTAGACACGAGCGTGTTTCCCCGCGTTGGCAGCGCGTGGCCGTCCTTTCCCGATCGGCGCTTGATCAATGATCCCGCACCACTCAATCACTGACCACCTCATCCGGCCCAAACGCCTTCAGCCTGGCGATCTCGGCGCGGTCCTTCTTGGTGGCGGAGTACGCGTTGGCCAGCTGGAGCAGCTGCGCCGGCGCCGGCTCGTTCTCGCCGGACTCCCACGCGTAAATCGAGGACTTCGAGACCTCCAACATAGCGGCAACGTCCGCCACGCGGAGCCGTTGGCGCTCCCTCAGCTGCTTCAACAGGGTAGACAAGGACATGGAAACCTCCAGCCCTGTCCTATCCCGCCGCGTGCCTTAGTCCAGAGTGTCCGGGAATGTTTACAGAATCGCGCACATTCTTTCCGGAATCTCTGGACACCTACACGGCGACCGGGTAAGTATCTGGTGTCGGGAATGAACCTGACAACATCGAAGCCCACGAGAACAACATGACCAAGCACTCTATGACCAATGTCGACATCCACGGCCTATACCGCGAGGCAGACCGGGCAGGGGACTACAAACAGATGGCGATCTGTACCCTTGCCATGCACGGTCAGGCCGCGCTTCGCACTTTTGCACCCGGCACTCCTGAGCGCAAGCTCCTGAGCGAAGGGGCGACCAAGGCATGGGCGCGGAAGGAAGTTGCCGCGGTGCTTATCGCTTGGTCTGCTGAAGCTGAAGCATACGACCAAGATTACGGCCTTGCTTACCTCAACAACTACTAAGGAACCATTACCATGCAAGCCCCCACTGAGATTCTGATCGCCCTCGCTCGGCTCCATGCCGCAGCTCACAACCTCCGCGACGCCCTTGAGCTCGAGATCGTCAACGCCCAGACCGACTATGACCGGTTGGCCGCGCTTCCCGGTGGGCTCGGAAACGATCACACCGCTATGCTGCTCCAGATAGCCGATGAACGCGGCTACCATGCCCGCCACGCTCTCCGGAACGCCTTTGGCGGATTCGCTGGCGCCGTGGTCACGCCGCAACCCGAGGATCTTGGCTATGACCGTCAGGTGATCGCATGACCCGCGATGATCTGGCACTGGTCGCCGCTGTGGTCTTTGTGGGTGGGCTCATGCTCACCGCGATCTCCTACCTCGCTGGCTGTTCTGCTTCTCTTCCATATGGCCGTCCCGGTCAAGCCCTTCACTCCTACATCGAGACTCACGTACATGACTGAACCTACCCCCTCGCTGAACGCCGCACTGGCCAAAGCTCAAGCCGAACTCCAGCACGCGGTCAAGGACCGCACGAACCCCGCGTTCCGGTCACAGTATGCTGACCTTGCAAGCGTTCTGGACGCGGTTCGCCCGCTGGCCAGCCACGGTATCGCCGTGACTCACTACGTGGTCCCGCAAGCCGATCCCCGCGTGGTTTCGATCCACACCGTGCTTCGTCACTCCAGTGGCGAACAGCTGGACTGCGGCGCGATCACGATGGTGGCCAAAGACGGTGGACCCCAGTCCGTGGCATCTGCGATCACTTACGCTCGCAGGTATGGCGTGATGCTGGCGTGTGGTATCGCTCCCGGCGACAACTCGGACGATGACGGGAACGCAGCCCAGGGAGTGGCGGTCAAGCCGGCGAGCTCGCCCGCTCCAGCAGCTGTGGCGCCCACGTGCCACGCCAGCTGGACCGAGGACCGGGACGGGTACTATCTGGCGCTCCAGCGCCTCGAGGTCAGCGCGACAGACGCGGAGCTGGTGTGTTCCATGTTGAAGCGTCCTCTCCCCCACATGCTGGACCGCGCCAGCCGCACCAAGTTCTTGGCGTACCTTGCCACCGATCAAGGCCGCATGGCCCTTCTCACCATCGAAGCAAACAAGGAATAACGACTATGGCATTCAATCCCAACGCATTCCCCGAGAAGTCCAAACCGTCCGGCGGTGGCGGATCACGCATTCTGGCGCCCGGAAAACACCGCGTCACGATCGAGGACGTCCAGTGGGACGGCTCCCGCGATCAGCTCGTGGTCACGTTCTCCAACGGTGAAGCCACGATCCGCGGTTGGTACCCGGTGGAGGGGACTCGCGGCTTCGTGACCGCGAACCTGCTCCGCGCCGTGGGATGGAACGCGCCGTTTGAGCCGGACGACGCCACGAGCCGGAACCACGTGCTTCTCGGTCAGGAGCTTCAGATCGTGGTGGAGACCAGCGAGTACGCGGGCAAGACCAGGACTCAGGTCCGGTGGACCAACCGCCTTCCCGGTCTGGCTGACCGGTCAGTATCTGACCAGCCCGAGCCCGCGCCGGCGTTGTTCGAGGACGACGAACTTCCGTTCTGATCATCCCTGCCAGTCTGGCCCGTACCTCCTCGGAGGACGGGCCTTAGCCCGTAGGCACTACCGCCTTTGGAGAACTAACAATGACCGCCGATGACATTAAAAACATACTTGATCAACACGCCCTATGGCTGTCGGACAACACGACCGGAAAGCGCGTAAACCTGATCAGCGCAAACCTGCGCGGCGCGGACCTGACCGACGCGATCCTGACCCGCGCGACCCTGACCCACGCAAACCTGACCGGCGCGACCCTGACCCACGCAAACCTGACCGGCGCGGACCTGCGCGGCGCGGACCTGACCGACGCGATCCTGATCAGCGCGAACCTGCGCGGCGCGGACCTGATCGGCGCAAACCTGCGCGGCGCGGACCTGACCGACGCAAACCTGACCGGCGCGGACCTGACCGACGCGGACCTGCGCGACGCGAAGCTGATCGGCGCGACCCTGACCCACGCAAACCTGACCGGCGCGGACCTGCGCGACGCGAACCTGCGCGGCGCGGACCTGACCGACGCGATCCTGACCCGCGCGA